AGTTCTGTTTCAGCGTCAAGACCGTGAACTGCTTTCAAGTCTTGTGCTAGTTCAACAGTGTATTCTGCTTTCAATGCACGAGTTTTTGCTTCAACAGAAATTTTCTCTACTGAGAATTGCATTTCGTTGAAAGTGCCACCGCCAGTAGAACCTAGTGCTTCACCAGCACCAGTAGTCATACCAGTACCAACTGTGTAAGTGCCATCAGCACCAGTAGAGTCGGTATCGGAGTTTGGAGTTGCGTCCATTGGGTTGGTACCAGCATGAGTGCCTGCACCAGAGAAGTCAGTGTCGGCTTCGTTGTAGAATGCTTCATTGCCTGCACCGTCTTTGGCACGCATCGCAAAGATGAGACCAGTAGGGGCAGTCATTGGCTGAACACCAGCAACGTCATAAGCAATCAACTGAGGCATAGAACGGCGAACTAGTGAAATTAGAATCGGGTCAAAGCCAGCAACATTGCTTGTAGCATTCAAAGGTGCGGCTTCGAAAAGACCGTTCGCTTGATGCTGTTCACGGATTGCTTTTTCTTGGTTCTCAAGAAGTACAGCAGTTACCGCTCTTTTGTAGGGGTCAGAAATAGCAGGTGCGTCTGCATGTTCTAGGATGGGTGCCCATTTCTCTTGGGCTGATTCTGATAGATACATATCTTATCTCCTTGGGGTATTTAAATTAAACTGTTTTATCTAAAAGCACACGAAAGTAATATTCATATACTTATTTATACGACATTACTTCTTCATGCTCGAAAGAGTTCTTGCATATACACTCATACTCTCAGAAAGGTCCTGAGTTTTAGGTGCTTCGATACTTTCTTCTTTCTCTGCGCCAGTCGCCCTTACTTTAGGGAAATAAGATTCCTTGATAGTTTCTAACTTCTCACGGTACTGGTCAATCGTCTCGAATTCAACGCCTTCAGCAAGACCTTTCATTTTCTCTGCTTGTGTAGTCGTTAGACCACCACATGCTTCTGACAATGCTTTTTCTGCTTTGAATGCGTCTAGTTCTTTCTTCATTTCGACGGACTTCTCAAACTCTTCATTGAGTTTTGATTCAAGTTCATCCTTGGCTGAAGCCAAGTCATCAAGTAGGTCTGCTTTTTCTTCAGGAACATCAATGTAATTTTCTACAAAGAGATTCTTCAGACCTGCCATGAATTCTTCTGCAATTTCTGCTTTTAGTCCACGCTCAACGGCAAGTGCGTTTTCTTTAACCCACTCTTCGACAACGTAGTTCAAGTAACCGTCAACTTTTTCAGCAAGTTCGCCACGGGCTTCTTCTAGTTTCGCTTCATAGTCTGCTTTGGCAGATTCTCTGATATCTTCTAGTTGCTCGGAGACTTTTGCTTTAACTGCGGCTTCAAAAACAGTCTTTGCTTTTTCTTTAAATTCTTCTGATAGTTCAGCGCCAGAACCAGAAAGAAGTGCATCAACGTCTTCTTGAACGTCAACTGTCAATTCGACTTCTTCTTTCTTCATCTTCGCCTTTTTAGATGCATAGATTTTACCTTCTTCGGCTTCATCTTCTTCATCATCCATTTCTTCATCCATTTCTTCGCCATCGTCATCAGAGGCTTCTTCGCCATCTTCTTCTTCTTTGACTTTCTTGGATGCTTCATCTAGGTCTTGAACTTCTTCAGAAACTTCTTCTTCAGTTTCTTCAGATACTACTTCTTCTACAATCTCTGAGTCTTGTTCTGCAACGACTTCTTCAATCATATCTTCAGATGCTTGAACTGCTTCAAGTTCTTCAGATACCACTGCGTCAATCATTACTTCTTTGTCCTCGTTGATTTGCTCTGCAAATTTCTTTAGCATGAGATTAATCTCCTTTATGGTAAGTTATTATCATATAATCTATTTATATAACTACAATTTTTGAATGAAGTCAGAGAATAATCTAATCTTAACTTCTTCAAGTTGAATTGAAGTCGCTAAAGCGATTTGTTTCTTATATTCTCCGATGGCGGATTCTTTCAATACACCGTTATCCCAAATCCATTCCTTGCCTTCCATGATGCCATCAACGAAAGCGTCTGGCGCAGAAGGGTCAGCCACGATATCAGCCGCAGTAGACAGATAGAAATCTGACTGTACAACATTAACACCTTGCGACTGTTTGAGTGAACCCATACCACGAGAGGAAACACCTAGTGTTGCGCCCTCGTCCATTAGATTCTTCACAATCTTCCCCATTGGCGTATCCATAATCTTTGCTTTACCAATAAAGTTGTCACCATCTTTATAAAGTTCTTTAATCATGTGAGATACACGGTCTAAATTGATAGTAGGTCCGTCGGGATGACCTAGTTCACCGAATGCTCTATTACTAGTTATGTATGTGTCAGAATAACGCTTGACTTCTCTTTCGAGAATATCAGACGGATAAACACGTCCATTTCTATTCTTTTGGTTTGCTTGCATAAAAATGCCAGATATGTAATACTGCTTTAGTCCTGCGACCTCTTCAGTCATAAACTGTACATCTTGCAAGGCTTCTGAAATTAATTTCATTTGTTAAAACCCCTTGAGTCTCGTTTGCGATTAGTCAATTTACGTTTAATATTTGCTCTACTCGCTCCCGCTTTTCTTTTTCTAGCCGCCTTAGTTTGGGCAATTTTACGATTGCGTCTTTCTGATGCAGACATACGAACAACTTTAGTTCCCTGCCCTACGGTCCTATAGTTCTTATCAGTTGCAACAACTTTGCGTCTCTGAACTACACCACCACGAATTCTGTTCACACGTTTTACTCGTGCTTCATCAACTTCTTCGTTGTCATCTTCATCTTCAACATACTCGTCAAGCATATCGTATGCTAGGTCTTTTTTCAACTCATCCAAGTATTCTGCTACTTTACTATTTATAACGGAAATAAAGTTTTCTTTGATTGCTGATGCATCACCAGTTTCTATTGCTTGAATGAGAGACTTTGACATTACTTCGCCGCCTTCCATGAGAAGTCTACTGCTTTAGCGAATGTATCTTTACTCTTATTCACTAGGGCGATAAATTTGTCTTTATTTGCATCGTTAAGTGCATCAATAACTTTGAGCAATACATTTGCAGTTGTCATATCTACTTTCATAGATTTACCATCAGCGAATTTAATGCTTTTTGCCTGCTTATCTTTTACGATTGACTTAATAGTTGTAATTGCATCTTCGTCAATCATAAACGTATCTGCTTCTGTATCTAGTACATCTTCAACATCATTGTTGTCAATATCAAATACAATATCATCGTCATCAAGACGAATATTACCGTCTTCACTTTCGACAACTAGTGAAGACTTAAAATCTTTAAATGATTTCATGTTTCTTCATCTCCTGGTTTACTGTTCTGGAGAAGGTTGGAAGCAATATCACGCTTAATAGTTTCCAATTTCTGAAATGCCTTTTGAGATAGAACTGTATTTACGCTATTCTGAATTTCAAGCGCATCAGTCTTTTCTGCATTTCTGATTATGTCCATTGTATTCATCATTAGTAGCCTCCATCATCTTCTTCGGTTGAGATATCACCGCTTTGTATTTCTGCGGCAATGTCAGTCTCAAGTTTTTCAATTTCTTCGTCCGTATATTTTAGAACGTCTTTTAGTACTTGTTTGCGAGAGAAATATTTACCAACGTATTGGTCATAATCTGTCAATAGGGCAAGCCTCTCACGCATAATTTCTTGATTTTTAAGTTCAGAGAAATGACTATCTGCTTTAAAATCGTAATAGATGTTATCTTTTAGTTCTTCCCAATCTTCTGGAGAGATAACGCCTTTCAAAATAAGTTGTTTTCTTAGTAAGTCATCAAATACATGAGTAAAGCGAATACGCAACTTACGAATAAACTTATTAAACTTAATTTCATCACGAGTAATCTCATCGCCCTTGCCGATAGAAAACGCATTATCGCTATCTAGTCGTGAAGCTGGAACATTAAGAGATTTATATAACTTACTCTTAAAGTAATTAACATCATCCATCTCACCTAGGTTTTGACCGCCTGGCAATGTTGACACTTCTGTTCCTCTTCCGCCTTCACGGCGTGGCATCCAGAAGTCTTCAAGCATTGACATATGCTTACGGTCATCATTAATTTCACCTGTCGAACTGTTATAAACAATCTTATTTTTATAACGTGCCATAATATCACGCAAGTATTGTTCTGCTTTAGCTTTAGGCAAATTACCTACGTCAACATAAAAGATACGGCGCTCTGGCGCTCTGCTTAGTCGATAAATTACAACTGCATCTTCTACTGCACGGAGTTGGTTGAGAGGTTTAACTGCTTTGTGTAAATATGAAATAACACCCTTGCCGTCTTTGTCAAGCAAACCTGATGTTGCATATGTTACTGAGTCAACAGCAATCTTTACACCACTCTCTGCGCCAGTCAATCCTTGCTCATTATATATGAAGTATTCTTCTACTGGTTGATATAACTCGACTGAATTAGAATTCTTCTTTTTCGTAGTTTTACGAATCTTTTTAATCTGTCTTGGGTCGATATATCGTAATTCTTTTAAGCCTTCTTCTGGCTTTGTAATATCAATAACATTGTGATAGTACAATCTACCATCAACGTACCAACGCTTAAAAATGTCTGCGCCATAATTACTAAAATCTAGTAGGCGGAGAACATTTTCAAATTCTTCATTAATTCTTTTCTTAACCCCCATCCCAAACTTAATACCATCTAAGTTAAGAGATACTGGTGATTCTTTGTCTTCTTGCACGACTGCTTCATTAACGATATCATCAATCGCTGTTTCACATTCTGCTTGCATCGCCATTTCACGATACCTATTAATAAGGTCCGTTTCATTTCTGGCATGACCATCCAGGTCAATATACTGACCATATACGCCACCAGCTTCAATGTCAACTGCACCGTCATCATTCGTAGGGGGAACGAATGAAGGTGTATTGTCATTGCCACCCTGACGGGTTATTTCAAATCCAAACAACTTTGCCATAAATTTACTATCCTATCTCGTAATTGGAGGAGCCTATACTATATTTATAGACCCCTCCAGAGAACGATTTAGACTACTGCATTCGCTACATCAACCCAGTAATCATACTGGAATGTAACAGTAAACTCTTCAATAGTATCATTTGAGTCCCACGCAACGTCAATTGGTGAGAGGTCAACTGGGAAGATACCTACGAAAGAGTAAGTTTTCAATGTATCGCCACCTTTACCAAACTGCTTGATAGTACCTAGTGACTTCTGTAGTAGAGGGCTAGGTGTACCAATGTTGGCAATGTGTGAGTTGATAGATTGCATCCAACGCTCAAGACCGTTGCGTACTGCAAAGTCTTCATCGTTGATGATGGTTACTGTCCACTCTGCGAAAGTGCGGTTACCCGCTACTTTCATGGTACGACCAAAGTATGGTACTTCGATAACACCTAGTGTATCACCAGGAAGTTGAGATGCTTTCGCCATAAATGTGAATTTTTCAGAACCACCGAAGGGGTTAGTGACTTCACATTCAAATAGGTTACTTCTTGCACCACCACCGGTTAGTTGCGCTCTAAAGCTGTCAATTGTAAATGCCATGTTTTTTCTCCTTAATTTTTATCTATTAATTAAAATTGACCGACTACTTCGGAGAAGTCAACACCAGTTCTAACTGCAACAAAGTTCAACTGAATGAAGTTAATTGAACGAGCAGGTTTGATGTAAATATCACCAATGAACTCGTTGCGGTCAATTACTTCACCAGTATTGTTTGTTTCGTCACATACAACACGGAAGTCGTAGATACCACGGCGACCTTGTACGTCACGCAAGAATGGTTCTACCAAGTTGCGGAATTGTGAACGAGTAAACTGGTCGTTAAACTCGAATAGTGAGTACTTAGCGGCAGTTGCAATTGCTTTCTCAAGAACGATAAACAAACGACGGACGTTAATACGGTCAAATGCTGATGGTTTAGCAAGTAGTGTTTTATCACCGAACAAGATTGTACCTTCGCCAGCGAATGTCAATACTGGGTTTACACCGTTCTTGTATAGTTCGTCACGGAAAGTTTTGCTTGGAGACCATGCTGTTTTAACAACATTTTTAATCTGACCACGGTTGAAACCAGCAGGTGACCACCATGCATCACGTTGGTCTGTAGAACGAACAACTAGACCAGCAACGTCCCCATTGAATGGTACCCAGCGGAATGTGTCGTTGTACTTATCATATTGGTACTTCCAGTTGCCATCCATGAAGGCGTAAGAAGATGAACCCAAAGTATTGCGGAATTCAACGATATCAGTTGCTTCGCTACCAGCATTGTTTACACAATCTGCAAACTCAGGTGATAGGAATGTTACACAATCCAAACGTGTTTCTGCGATTGCAATCAAGTGTAGTGCAACTGTTTGGTTTGCATCAGCACCCAAGATTAGCGCAACGTCAATTTCTTCTGCGTTAGCGAACATGTCGTAACCAGAAATAATTTCTGCATCAGTAGCGGCGGAACCGTCTGCACCAGCAGATAGAGACCATGTGCTAGGTACAGTGATTGGTGTATCATCGTAGTCTACGCCAGAAGATGCAGTAGCATCCCAATCGTTAGAACCAGCATCGTGGTCCATCCAACGAATGTATGAAGAACGACGGTCTAGTACGTTTTTGTAGTTGTTAGTAGAACCATCTGAGTTCAATGCGGCTGGTGCTTTAGAAACGAAAGCGAATTTTTCGATTACTTGACCTTTAGTACCAGAGATTTCACCAAGTGCGTCAATAACTGCAATGTGCAATTCATCATTGACTGCGCCACGCTTTTCAGCGTAAGGTGAAGTATTGGGTGCGCCATCAAAAGATGTAGCATATTCCCACTGTAGTGTTACTACCTCGGCAGTTAGGTCTGCTTCAAATGCACTGTTTAGTGTAGCACCTGCGCCAGTTACTGCGGTAACAATTTTAGTTTCGCCACCAGAAATAACTAGTGAACCTACTGCTAGAAGCGTATCGGCATCAGCAAGAGTTAGTGCAGTACCAGAAGTTGTTACTGTTGCAGTTGACTCAAATGCGGCAGCAGTAGCACAGATAGAAACTTTTAGTGAGTTACCTAGTGCGCCTGCATATTTTGCGGCAAAAGTACGGTCGGCGACAATATTCTGTCCGCCTTCCCAATTGCTTTCCCAATCTTCATCATTGGCAATGAGAAGTACATCGCCACCATCTGTGGTTGCGTTTGCTTGACCGTCTTGTGCAACACGGACAGTTTGTAGACTGTTACCGTATGCTAGAAAGTTAGCGGCTGTGAAAAAAGACACTGCGGTGCTGTTGTTTGGCTTGCCGAATACATTTACAAGAGAATCCTCATTACCGAGCAATTTACGCTCCATAACAGGACCCCATGCGAATTCGCCAGCAATACAACCGCCAGTTGCCGCAACGGCTGGAACTACGGTAGTTAAGTCAATTTCAGTGACATTAACACCTGGGCTTAGTTGAAATGGCATATTTCATTCTCCTTAATTAATCATTTGCGTGTGAAGAATATGGGTTAATCAAATTCTTTGTTTAACACTACTATTTAGCATTCTTCATTCTTTGAGATTACAAAATTATATATCTCACCATCTGAGATTACTGTCTGTGGACCAAACTTGTCCAGTCCCATCAACATACGTCCTGTCTACATCATTCACACCATCATCTATAAAACCGAACGGGGTTAATTCTTCATCTATCATATCACGATTATAGTCTTCAAGTTTTTTCCTAAAGTCCATATCCGTAAGTTCTTTGAAGTACTTCTGGGTTGTCATCCAAGAGAACAACACAATACACATAACTAAATCATCATGACTTCCTGATTCTGCTTCATAAGATTGCCCTTTAGAAACAAATGTGTTCAACTCAGAAATTACATCAAAATCATTCAATATTAGTTGGTTACTGACAACTAGGTCTTTCAGTGTAGAACATCCAAGTCTCTTTACATGCTTTGATGTTTTCACACCAAACGTGACGTTCTTACCAAATCCAGCCCCAATTTGCTGACCTGCCCTACCCATTTGTGCAACAGATAAGACATTTTCGTATTCTAGTTCTTGGTGGAGAATATCTGCCACTTGTGAACCAACATCATTAATTTCCACCAATACATATGCATCGTTATATTTAGTCGCCGCGGCTTTTACAACATTTGGATACAATAGGGGTGAAATATCTCTATTTCTATATTTAGCCACAATTTTATACGGGAGTTGTGAGATATCAAAAACAACAAATGCAGAATAGTCTGCACCTGTTCCTCTTGAAGTATCAACAACTACTGCATATGAGGATTCAGACTTAGCATCTTCATAGATAGAAGTTCCTTCTTTGTTATATATAGCTGTTTCATAACTTAGAGTTCTTAACTTAGAGCCTGGAATTAGCGTGTTTGAAGAACCTAAAAATTCACACTCAAATTCAACTCTAAATTGGTCTTCTGATGTGTTTGCAATTTGTTCTCTTTTCCACTTCTCATCACGTCCCGGTATGTCTGACCAATGAACATCAACTCTCTGATAAGTGTTTCTACCCTTCTCACTGTCATGCCATAACTTGTAGAACATGTTAAGACCGTTAGGTGTAGATGTGATTAAAACCTTTGTAGTCTTACCAGAAGAGATTGTTGGGTATACAGAAGCAAAAAATTCGTCTTGTAGATTGCCTGGAATGAAAGCAAACTCATCTAAGTAAATTAAGTTGAATGAACCACCTCGAATAGCAGAAGATGATGTAGCAGAACTTAGAATCTTTGAACCATTTTCAAGTTCAATGTTACCTTTGTTCCACTCTACAATACCTTGTTGCATCCATCTTGGCAGGGCTTCATATGCTCTCTGAATACGAGAAAGGATTTCTCTTGCTTGTGCTAGTTTATGTGCTAGAATAGCAATGTTATATTCTTCATTAAATAGGACTGCATGTAGAAGTAGTGCGGCAATTGTTGTAGTCTTACCTGACTGTCTAGGCATTTTACAAATTACAAAACGATTTTTCTGTACTTTGTTAATAATATCTATCTGAAAGTCGTAGGGTTCAAACGCAATAAAACCTAAGTCTACGTTTACAATCTTGACATAATTCTCAATAAAATATTCTG